AATGAGTTGCTTAAACGGCAGCTTTTTGCGTATGTAATTAAATACAGCAGCCATATCCTCGCATTGAATATCCGCAGCTCTACCGTGTACGTGGTCGCTTGTTGCGCTACCCCCTACCGCAGAGTTTACCAATGGTGAACGAAAACCGCTTGTTACGTTTATCACTCCGAACTTATCCCGTACCGGTTGCAACACTTTCTGTACCAATAGTGTTAAGTTATTGATTTCTCCCTGGCTTGGATTGTTAGCAATCCCGGTATCCGTATCCGTAAGTTCGGCAAGTGTAAAGTTTTCAGATAGTTTCATAACGTGTATTAAAACGCACTATTTGTAGTCATTTTGTCCCTTTTAAGCATCATTAACTATCAAAGTGCAAGTTAATGGTGGATAATTCTGACATTTTCCGAATTACCGCCCTTGGCCTCGATACGGTTTACTCGTCACCCTTTTGTTCTGGCTTTTTGTGTGCCGTCCGAGTTTTCTTTTGGACTTCTTGATTTTTGTTGTCTCTTGTTGCTTCGCCATCTTTGCTCATCATTAACGCAAACCCACCCATAATAAACGCACTAAACTCCGTTAGCGACGCTTTCTCAAACCAAACGAGGATACCCCCGAATGAAATTAAGATAAGCCCTATAACGGTAGTTTTTGGATTACGGAAGATTCTACTTATCATTACGAATATCCCGATTCCAACGCCACAACGTATACACAAACGAGGTCAGCATTACAAGCATTCCCGCAATCTGGTGTACCTCCGCAATCGTTAATCCACCTACCGCTAAACTCCAAGAGGTCGCTACCGCACTTGTACTATCTGTTTTCATATCTCGAATGGTGCTGGTAGTTGGCAGTATTCGGAATCAGGATTCGCTACGCAAAACGCTTGGGCGTATTCGGTATCCAGAGTGTATCCAAAAGAGTTTACGCCAACTGGATTAGGCCATACCAACGCACTTTCGTAAGCAGCAAGAGCCGTGTCCTGCCAAACGATGTCAACGGCATAGAGTGGGTCTGTTGCTTCGCATACTTGCATACCTTCCGCATCGGTTCCCCATTGCGTACATAGGTGGCCGATTTCTACCACGCAGGAAACGAGGTCTTGGTTCCAGATAAGCTCTGTGCCTTCTGGTGTTGTTACTTCTACTTGGATTGCTTGTTTGGCTGTTGCCCAGTCAGCAAAGGCGTATTTTCTAAATATCATAATGTGGTAAGGGTTGCGAGTTCGGCGTTGGTTAGGCGGGTCTTGAAAACAATGGCTTGCTTTATTGAACTATTAAAGTTAAATGGTGAACCAGCTTCAGCATATGACCCCACTTCAAGTTGCGACAATCCAGCAGGAACGCTTCCGCTTGTAGAGCTTCCAGCTTGTACTCCGTTTACATAAAGCATAAAGTCGTTGGCTTTGTATGCTGCTGCAAACTTTACATTTTGACCAACAGTTAAACCGATAAAATTTATACCTACTTGGTTCGTGGCTCCACTCCAAACTTGCATACTAATTCCAGTTGATGAGCCTGTTTGTACGTAGACCGCACTTGTGTAGCTTCCCGCTACACTTGCTAACATATGTAAAGAAGTAACTCCAGTAAACGTAAACTCACCAAACAAAGTCCCCTCCGTCTGCCCAATTAGCGAGCTAATGCCCGTCTTTGAGGCAGCATCGGCCACACGGGTTGCGGATGCTGCAAGCGTTGGAATGTAAGAGGTGGCGTAGGCTCCGAGTTCGTGCTGAAATCCGTAAAACAAAACGTCGTCTGCTCCCGTAGTGGCAACTGAAATTCCAGCCGTTACCGCAGAAAAAGTATAGGTAAAAGTAAAGCGTTGCCATTCGCCCGTAGCGGTTTGGTCGCTTGAGAGTAAGGTATTACCATTGGCAAAGAATCTAAATTTCGCACTTGTTCCGCTTGTCGCTTTTGCGTAAACGCTTAATGTGTTTGAACCAGCAGAACCTAAACCGCTTTGAAATAACAATGCGCCAGCAGCAAGTTGTGCCCTATCGGCATTTTGATATCCATCGGGGCTAATTGCAGTATTTGCAGTAATCGTGGTGTTTGTCTTTGTCCATCCCGCATTATTAAACTGCTCGCTAAACGTAACCAAATTAGAACGCTGTGGTTCCAGCAACAAACGAGGACAAGAACTACCTAAATAGTCAAGACGGGGTACGTTAGCAACTGGGCCAACACTTACCGCTGCGGTGGTGGTGGGTATGTAGTCTGTTGCTACTCCGTTTTCAAACTGACTTTCGTAGATAAAAATGTTACCCGTTGCGCCCGTTATAGAAGCACTGCTATCAGAAATAAAAATTTGAATAATCCCCGATGCGGTGGCGTTTGTTGAAGTTACAGAGCAGCGAAACCATCCAGAACCAAGAGAAACGATAGAACCTACTGCGGAATTTTGCACACCTACCGCTCCAGTATCAAGATTAAACGAAACCTCGTGTGAATTTGTCCCGTCATATACATTAAGGAATAAAAAATTAGCAGTACCTTTTTTTGCTACAATGCTAAAGGTCTGCTCGTTTGCGCTCATCGTGATGGTTTGCTCAATGCGACCAGTTGTGCCAAGTTTAGCCAAAAGCCAAGCGGCAGTACCGCCATCGGGGTCTGTTTGACCACTTGTACGAGTTGCACCACTTCCAGCGCTCGCCCAAGTCGTGCTAAACGTATTAGATTGCAAAACTAAATTCGTCCGCACCTTCTCAATCAGCCCCGCAGAATTTACACGAGTAGCCGTATCCCCTGTACGGGTGAACGCTAAATCACCGCTGCCGTCTGTCGGTTTCTCGGCATATACCTTGCTTGTCTTATAGCCGCTTGGTATAACCACCAAACTGGCATCATCGTAGAAACTTGACATTAGTTAAAGTTTAATTTATCAATAGCAACAACTAAACACTCGTACCCTTCGGTGGTTCCGCTATCGGCGGCAACACGAGCAACATACGCATCCGCATATATATAAGCATTACCAAAGCAAGTAGGTACGTCACCTATTGCCCGTGTATTGTAGTCCTCATCCCCCCAATAAGAGGAGCAGTAGATATTACCCCAACCGATGTCATTTGCCATTTTCCAGGTACTTTTTTAATTTAATTAGATTCTCGGTTTTTACTTTATAGAACCCACGAGGCCGGGCGGGAATCTCGGTCTGGGTAGATGTCTTCGTTGACGTTGGCATTGTACTCCGGGAATAAAGATTGGTTAAAAGACATATAATCAATAAAACGCTCGGTGTAGTATTTTGCTATTGTGCGTTCCTTTTCTACTAAATAATCAATTTCGATTTTATCTACGTTTGTTGCATTCTCGCTCGTGTGCTTGTAAACACCTCCGTTAGCAACTGTGTAAGCAGCAAACGGCAAGTATTCCACCATTGCAAAGTGAATAAGCATTGGCTGGATATAGTCCGTTACAAGGGATAGGTAATTACCCGCAAGCGTGTTAGCGATAATATCCGAGGAAATCTTATCGTACAACTTTGTACCCGTGTAATTCTGGACGTGAATTTCTTGGGCAATTTTGATAAATTGGATAAACTTATCCGTATCGACATTGCCGGAAATAACCGTATTGCGTACAATATCCTCACGCTTGATAAAGAGAGCCGTGGCCATTACTTCTTTCTTTTAGGTAAAAATCCTTCATCGTCCATATCAACTGGGCGTTTTGCTACAAGTCCGTTATTATTCGGTAGGTCGACTCCTGCCTTGCGTGCTTGATTTACCGATACGTCAGCATTCGGGTTTTTAGCGTCTGGAGTTACGCCCTCGGCTTTTGCCAGGTAGGTCTTACGCATCCAGAAGTGATGGCACCGTGCGCCTCCTTTGTATAACCAAATATCGTATGTTGCTGCGCCTCGTGGCCCGAAGCCAGCGTTAACCTCCTGCTTGCTCATACGTAGAATATCCTCCTTGCGGTAGACCTTTTTAGCACTTACCATCAGCTTGCAGAATTGGCGGCTATTGGACTTCTGCACTTTTTCAGCCGTGGGTGCGTATGCATAACGAATCTTGTACTTACGCCCGTCTTTGGTTTCGCCGTCCTGCTCACTCTTAGCGTTTGGGAATGCCTCCCCGGTCTTTGCGAATTGCAGAATAGAATCTAAATACTCCTCCTGCTCATAGTCAACGGCACGCTCGTCTACCAATTCCCAGTTATCCAAGTCCTCATCTTCGCCGAAACCGTTTAGCGTTTCAAACATTTGATTTAGAACTTCGTCGCTAACGTCGGCAGACATTGCGATACCGCTATCCTCTACCCCGGTAGATTCCTCCACCACCTCGGAAGGAGCAACAATTTCCTCCTTAAACTCCAACGGCTGTAACGTCTTAAAATAGATGTTTAAGGCCGCCCCGTTAAAAGATAGCACTTGGTCTATTGCATCAAGGATAATCTCCTGTAATGGTCTAATAACCACGTTATCGAACAAGATAGAAGCCGTCTTTAACTCGTCGGCGTTATTACCCAGTCCGCTGCTATCCTTAATGCCTAAAAGCATCGGGGACGTTACCCGGTGGCCAACCATAATCTTTTGCGTACACTCCGAGGAAAGGAACTGGTATTGTTCGCTTGCGTCGGATAATTGTACGGGTTCGATTGTTGCCGCAAGTTCCTTGTTGTCGTTGAAAGCCAAGATAAAACGGCCAGCATTCGAGCTACCGGAAAACTTATCCGCAATACGTGCCTCAATTAAGGTTTGCTCGTCCTCGGTAGGTGTTCCGTTATTAAAGTTAATCAGCATAGACGGAGCCAGCCCGTTCTTAATGTTGCTGATATGGTAATTGGCTACTTCTTCCTCCAGCTCTGCGTAAGGCAAGGAACCTTGGTAGTCCGTTGGGGCGTAGTAATAGTATCCTGCTTTGTAGGGCTTGATATAAAGAATTTCGATACCGCTCTTAGACATTCCGTAAGCATCAATGCGTACCGGAACCTCTTTACGTTGTGCGACCCTATCCCAGTTCTTTGCGTAGTAATAAGCAGGGATAAAACCTTCCTCGTTGCATTTTTCAGCACGCAGGGTCTCAACGGGGATATGCTCAATCTTTACGACCTTTGAATGGTCTTGGTTGTAGATAACTTGAAAGGCAGCGTTGCCCATCATCTTGAAATCGCTAACAACCTTCTTAACGCAATTCTTAGTGAATAGCGACATCATCATTGCGTACTCGTCGGGCTTCTGGGATGCGTCTGTTGCAGCCAGTCCCTTGCCGAAAATCATATCGATAACGCCGTTAATGATTGCGTTATTGGTAGGGCTTCCGTTATATCGGTCGATAAGGTACTGGAAATAATTGTTATCGTCTCCGTACTCAATCCATTGCTTTCCACTAACCTCCTTTACCTGCGGCTTAACGTAGGAATTTAAGGCCATAAATCTTATGTTGCTCATATAATTACGAACGTATTATCTCCTGCGGTTTCTTGGTCGTACACCCCGGCATTCACGGTGAACTTCTCGAAATTGGTTTGGTCGGTGCAGAATACCCGGCCTCTGTATATCAAATTTACGCCACTAAACACCTCTAAT